TAAAAATCATTATTCAAAAAAACCAACAAAAAATAGTTTTTTGAATTTATTAGTTTATTATCACGAAAAAATTCATGGCGCATTGCAAATTGGTTATGGAATCCGGCCGGATTTAAACGGAAATTATAAAAAGGGGGAAGTTTTTGAATTTGATCGAATGTGGTTGTCGGATGAAATGCCAAAGTTTTCAGAAACTATAGTTTTGTCATTGTTGCACAATTTTTTAAAACATAGATACAAAAATGTAAAGGCTTTAATATCGTATTCAGACACGAGTGTTGGAAATTTTGGAACAATTTACAAAGCCGGTAATTATAAATTGATTGACGAAATAAAAGCCGATTTTTATATTACGGAGAATGGTGAAAGAATTCATCCGGTTACGATGTGGCATAGACATAAAACCAGAGAATGGAGTTTTTTACAAAAACATTATCCAAACATAAAAAAAGCAAATGGACATCAATTAAAATTTATATATTATCTCTAAATTTTAACAAAAAAACATGACAACACAAATTAAAATAAACGAAATAACCATTGATGATTCCGAATTGATACGGCAACATTTGGAAAACGGAAAGGATTGGCAAATAAAAATTTATGATGGTACGGATGAAGAAAAAATGGTCGGTATATTTTTAGAACAATCAAACGCAAGAATAGGAGCTACAATAATGTTTGATTTAACCAAAAAAGAAGCGTTATTTCTGGGGAAATCTTTAATAACAATGGCCGAAATTATTTAAACCAAAATAAATGAAAATCATAATTGAATTTGATGGGATTGAAGAACAAGACGATGCCCGGACATTATTGGATGGTTGGAAATGGAAATCAGCAATGTGGGATTTAGATCAATTATTGCGTTCAACGACAAAATATGATGTATCGTTGTTGAAACACGATGAACAAGCCAGTCCAATCGAATATGAAATTGCCGAAAAATTGAGGGAAGAATTAAGAAGAATATTGGAAGAAAATAATTTGAATTTGCATTAAACAAAAAAAAACATGGAAAATTTTGAAAAATACGAATACGAATTGAACAATGTACCAACACCGGATCAACTGAAAACGTTTTCCGATATGGTGAGCTACTTAAAAACGGTTGACAATTGCCGTGTGGAATGTGAATGGTTTGTTATCCCGGACCTTCATTCCTACATGAACAAAGCAATCATCAGCATTGAAACATTTCCAATTGGTGAACGCAAAACATCCGATGAATGCATCCGGATAAAAGAAACAATGAAATTGGTAATCAAAGCAATAATGGAGAATAAAACGAAACCATTGGGCCACGTTGAAAAAATCGATTTCACAAATTTCAGAAAATAAAAACTATATTTGTAAAAAAAAACATAAGATGGAACAAAAAAAGAAAATGAGCGACATAGACATCAAAACAAAGATATTAGGATTCGCAATGTTGCCAATTGCGTTGGTGTTATGGATGGTTGACAGATTAATCCATGTAATGATGCCACACGCGGCACATCCAACGTTTAAAGCGTATTTAATGAAGTCCGGGAATATCAAATATACATTAGTTCGAATCATTGTGTTTTCCATCCCGGTGATAACTTACAAATTGTTATTTTAATATGTGGCAACTATCCGTTTCATTCCATTGGCCACATGAAAAATTCATGGTTGGATTCCAACACATCAAAAGTGATGATGAATTTATTTATTCGACAATAGAATTATCCTTGTTGGTAATGACATTCCATTTTGATTATCAATAAAAGAAAAAAAAAAAATGACAAAAGCCGTATTGAAATATAATTTGAAGGATCCAAATGAAAAACAAGCGTTCGAATGCGCAATCAAATCAATGGATTTAGCAATGTTCGTGTTCAATGTGATGAATAACATACCACTACGCGTTGAATGGGCCGTTGAACAAAACGAATTGACCGCAATGGAAACGGTTGAATTCTACAATGAACAGATATACATGGAATTAAACCATTTCGGAATTGACATTGACAAATTGATTGAATAAACAAAACTAAACAATCAACACTAAAAAAACAATGAGTCAAGCAACACAACAAAAGAAAACCAAAATGATTGAAGCAATGTGCAATTGTTTGGGTGTTGTTAGTGATGCGTGCAAAGTTGTTGGAATAAGTCGAAAAACTTATTATGATTGGATGAATGATGATGATGAATTCCGACAATCAATCAACGATATTAGTGAAATCGCATTGGATTATGCAGAAACACAATTGTTCAAACAAATCCGGGAAGGATCAACCACGGCAACAATATTTTTCCTAAAAACAAAAGGACGAAAACGTGGCTACATTGAACGTCAAGAATTCGCAATCGATACGGCGCGACCGGATTTGTCACAATTATCAATCGATGAAATAAAAGGTTTATTGAATGAGAATGAAGGCGAACAATAAGCGCGAATGGTTAAAATTATACCTTCGTTTGGAGTTGGCAAAAAAAGATTTTTGGGAATTTTGTTTGTTTTATGATCGCGAATTTTTCCATGAACGTGAATTTTTGAAGGAAGTTGCCGAAGCATTCCAAAATATAAACGACAATAAAATCAAATCATTGGCCGTTTCAATGCCACCAAGGGCCGGGAAAAGTTATATCACCTCAATATTTTGCGCCTGGACATTGGGAAATCATCCAACGGAATCGGTGATGCGAAACACTTGCACCGCGCAATTATTCAACAAATTTTCTTATGATGTTCGTGACATCGTGAAATCGGAACGTTTCCAATTGGTGTTCCCGGATGTTAAATTGTCAGACGATAAGGCCAATTTGCAAGGTTGGAACACGAACAAATCAAAACAAGTTGGGTATTTTGGTGCCGGTGTTGGTGGAACCATCATTGGATTTGGTGCATCAAAAATCGCAATCACCGATGATCTTTATCGTGGGATTGATGATGCCATCAATGAGAACATGAACGCACGAATTCAACAATGGAAACAAGCAACACACGATTCGCGGTTCGAATCCGGATGTTCACGCATTGACATTGGTACACGTTGGACCAGAAACGATGTGATTGGAACTCAAATGGATTCCGGAGTATACGAAAAAGAAGTGATAATAAAAGCATTGGATGATAATGATAAATCATTTTGTGAAGCGGTAATGACCACGGATGAATATCTGGACAAAAGAAACAAAACCGCAAAGGAAATATGGTTGGCCGAATATCAACAACAACCGATTGATTTGGTTGGAATGTTATTTGGTGATTTGAAAACCATTTCATTGAATGATTTTGAGAAGATTAAAGAACACACAACGATTGATGGTTGCATTGGTTATGTTGATGTCAGTGACACCGGGAAGGATTACACCGCGTGCGCAATTGGTTGTTTGATTGGATCGGATGTTTTCATTGTTGATTATGTGTTCGACAAATCAAACACAGACATCACCATTCCATTGGTTGCATCGGTGTTGGAAAAATGGAAAGTGAAATATTGTCGTGTGGAATCCAATTCAATGGGTGCCATGTTCGCACGACAATTGCAAAGTGAAACAAACACACGAATTCTTCAAGTGGCCAACACGCAGAACAAAATGACCAGAATAATAATGCAAAGCGCGTTTATATTGCAGCGCATGACATTTGTTGAAACCGGAACACCGCAACAAATCGCGTTCGTTGACAATATTTTGTCATTCAGCAAAGAAGGAAAAAACAAAAATGATGATGCACCGGATTGCATGGCCGGGTTATCAATGTTCATTCAATCCATGTTTAAAAATTTATAAAATGAAAACAAAACAAATTGATTCCAATGTTCATGAGTTAGTGTATAATGATTTTGACAATCCATCACAAAAGGGTGAAATAAAATTGGCGTGTTTATCGGATCTTCATTTGGACAATCCAAAATGTGACCAACAATTGTTGAAACGACATTTGGATTATTGCAAAGAAAACATGATTCCAATTTTTTTAAATGGTGATACACTTTGCATCATGCAAGGAAAATGGGATCCACGCGGTTCAAAAAAGGACATCCGGCCCGAACATCAACACGTTGACTATTTTGGCGCAATTGTACGAACAACGGTTGAATTTTTGAAACCATACGCGCATTTAATCACGGTCATTGGATATGGAAATCACGAAACAAGCGTGTTGAGAAGGCATGAAATCGATTTGTTGAAAATGATTGTTGAATCATTGAATCACAAAACCGGTTCCAATATTCAATTGGGTGGCTATGGTGGATGGATCATCCTTCGCGGATTCCGGCAATCATTCAAAATAAGATATCATCATGGTTCCGGTGGCGGGGGAATAGTGACGAAAGCAAATATCAATTTAACACGAGCATTGGAAATGTATGAAGGATTTGACATTTTCACAATGGGCCACGTTCATGAAAATTTATGCAGAAACGACAATCGAAACATTTTGGTGAAAAAAGGTGCGAACATGGTGAATGTTAACAAACAATTGCACATGATGATCACCGGAACATACAAAGAAGAGTACGGAAAAGGGGAACACGGTTGGCATATTGAACGCGGCGCGCCACCGAAACACATTGGCGGCCGTATTTTGACGATAAAATGTGCAACCAGAACTATCGAAGGTAAAACGGAATTGCAACACATCATTGATTCGAATTTGTTTCCGGTGGTTTAATAACAAAAAAAAATTGTAATTTTGTAAAATAGTCAAAAAAAATTCAGATGGCAGATAATTTTTGGACATCGGTTTTCGGTTGGTCAAGTGGCAAAACCGACAAATTGATGGAATTAATCGGGAGAAGGCAACAACAATTTTGGGGGGTTAAAAAACCGGTATGGGTTGACACCGACAATCCAATCAATCTATATTTGACAATCCCGGAATTGCGTTCGGTGATTAATAGAAGGGCGTTGATGATGTCCGGCGGTGTTCCAAGGTTGATTGATGCGGATGGGAATGAGGTTGAAAATCATCCGTGGGTTTACGATTTGATTGCAAAACCCAATCCAACACAATCATGGAGTGATGTTATTTATTCATTGAGCGTGAACGATGGATTGTTCAACAATTCATTTGCTTATTGTCCAAAACGGTCATTTGATTATCGGAACTTAATTGTTCCATTGCCATCATCAAAAGTAAAAATTGTTTTGACCGGTCGATTATTAGATCAATTGAATGAGGGCGGTTTATATTCTGGATTTGAATTTCACTACAATTCACAAAAGTTTGAAAAAATTGAATTAGATGATATGGTTTATTTGAACACGCCAGATGGAATCGATTTGGTGAATCCGGCAAACAGAATCCAGACATTGAAATATCCATTGTCAAACATTCATGCACAATATCACAAACGAAATGTGTTGTTGGAAAATATGTCCGCAATTGGTGTTTTATCATCACGTCAATCCGATATGGGTGGAGCATTGCCAATGACACCGGAAGAAAAAGAACAAATCCAAAATGATTGGATTAGTCGAAACCGGGATCAAATTGTGATTACTGAATCCGATGTTCAATGGACACCGATGTCATATCCAACAAAGGATTTGCAATTGTTTGAGGAGTTAACCGAAGATAAAATGGCCATCATTGATGCTTATGGTTTATCATATTACATTTTCAGTCAATCAAAAGGTGCGACATTTAGCAATGTGAAAGATGGAATGCGAATGACATACCAAGACACCATAATCCCGGAAACGCAACAAATGTATTCCACGATTTCGCATCAATTAGGATTGACGGATGAAGGATTGGAATTGGTGCCGGATTTTTCATCCATTGCGGTGTTGCAAGATGATGAAAACGCGAAATCAAGCGCATTGAATCAACGTGCCGATGCATTGAATAAGATAATTGAAGCCGGTGTTGAATTATCCGATGATGAAAAGCGTGCATTATTGATGATATAATTTGAAAAAAAATTTGACTATCTTTGTTTAATTATTCGTCATTACATTGGTTAAAATTTAGTAAATGAATAAAAGGTTTAAAACATACGAAACCAAATCCGCAATCAAAGGAATAAAGGATTTGGATTTGAATTCACGCGAAGTTGCATTCTATTTGTCACGATTTGATGTTGTTGATTCAGATAATGACATGATCAAACGCGGTGCATTCAAAAAATCATTGAAGGAAAACGGCGTTGGAA